CTCGAACATTGGCAAGCGGGGGATCTTGTAGTCCGTTCCGTTGTCCGTGAACGTGCTTAGATCCCTATCTGGGGAAAAACTAAGACTATTATAAATGGTCTTTTCTATTTCCAGATTGGCATTATCAATATCCAACGACCCATCGTTATGGTCATCAAGTTCCTCGGGGTATCGGTGCCTTAGAAAATTCTGTTGGGCATAGTCCCTGTACAGATAACTTTCTTTGTTCCGCTTTACATACCTCCCTGTCCAATCGACCACTTCTGCGGACGCCCTTTCCTCCAAGGTCATGAAATCTATATGGTTGCTCTCACTGTCCACAAACGCCGTTAATGATTCCCTGGTCATCACCTCTTTTATAAAGTCTGACATCTTCAATTTTATCAATGCCTGCGTAAAAGATACCTCCCCTCCTGTAGATAGGTTGTCTATTACCATGGATGCAGAAGTCACAACTACCCTTTCATCATAACGCCTCGATGGGTCGAACGCCCTAAAGCTTGCCCCAAGGGAAATGATGTCCCCTGCGTTAAGTGACAGTTGATAACTTATAACGGTCCCGTCCGAACTTCCAGAATCCCTTATTCCCTTTGCAATGGATCCGTTAAGGACTATCACACTGGCATACGACCTATTGGTCTGGTTCCCATAATCGTCCGTAAAAATGGCCGTGCCCGTAGATGAAAAGGTAAACAGGTAATCCCCGGTCACGTTGACTATAAAATCCTTGTCCGCCGTATTTAAGGGGGTCACAAAGTTAGGGTCCAATGTCCTAATGGGTAAAGGTATTTTATACAGGAACTCCGATCCTACACCTCCCTTGTAATAATCCCCCTCGACCGCCCCTGCAGAAAGTTCCGCTATCTGGATACCTTCTTCCGGGTTCAATATTATTTCACTTGGGTAGCTCATCCATGTGGCATTGATGCTGTCCAATACCGACTGCGAAGCTGTGAAGGTCCATTCGTATGTGTCGAATATAAGGGAGAACAAATACCCAACATTGGCAAATGGGGACATATACCTAGGATCAAGGTTTGTCGTGTCGCTGACGTTCGGGAAATACGCCCCGTTGACATCGGACACCAAATAAGCATATGGAAGGTCAAGGGAGAAACTGTTTACTATAGTGGAATAGTTCCTGTCGTGGTTCAGTTCGGAGAGGTCTAATCCTTCCCCAACGGTATCATTGTTTATGTCCTTCAGGAAATCAACAAATCCCTCCTGTACGTACATGTTGTAATAATCCCCCGTGTCCCTTACGTTCAACAGTCCTTTAATGACTATCGGAAATCCGTTGTCCAGAACGTTGATATATGTTTTTTCATAAGGCTTTCTACTGCCCGATCCTACTAACCCAAGACCCTCTAAGTGTTCGGTATTGTTGGGCGTCTTTGGAGATTTGAAAGTCCATGAATAAGAACTGGTTATATTGGTTATGCTACCAAGGTCCCCCGCCGTCTTGACATAGGTAATACTGGCGTCAAGCACCTCCAAGTATTTATCCGTCCCATATATCTGTACCGTTACCATATGACCTCTGGCTTGTTTCCCAACATAAGGTCGAAGGTGGCCGAAACTTCTATCATATCCTCATAGTTGCTTTCGGTTATCGACTGACCTTTCAACTCGATCTTCTTCCATGGTACCCCGAATTTATCATACACTTGGACTACAGGGCTCGCTATCAAATCCCGTATCAAGGGGAAGAACTCCCTTTTTACCCGTGTATCCACCGTTACCGTATTGTCCTCTTTGAATCCCAAAGACCTGTTGTTCGTAGCTGCCGTCCTTTCTATCACGCCTACACCTGTGGTCTTAGTAGACCAGTCCCAAGCGTTGAACATCCAAAAAGAATATCCCCCTAATGAGTTAAGGAACCTCAAATAGAACGGGTCGCAATTGGTTGGCGTGCGCATTTGTTTACTGTACTGCGACTCCACTACTTCGGTTACCTTTATTGTACTCGACGAATCGATCCAGAACCTAGCGGAAGGATAGCCTATCCACATCGGTATTTTGTCCGAAGGGTTCAATTGTTCATTGATGGCCAAGGTCATAGCGGTCAAACTTTCCTCCCTCCTGAATCCCCGGATAAACGTCTTGTTCAAAAAGGCATTTGATGTGTCGGTCTGGTTCTCGCTAAAAGTTATATTGAAATTTTGGTAGTTAGGTACTGGGTCTTGATAGCTGGAATTAGGAACATACGGATAAGGCAAAAGCCCCTTAATGTAAGGAGACAAGTCGATTGTAAGCCCCGAAGGACTTGGATACAATATTGTGGGCGGCATGACAACGGGAAGTTCCCCCCCATGCGTTGATAGTCGGGTAATGTTCATTGTGATGAAACTGCCCGTTTCAAAGCTTCCTGAAGCTAATGAAAGGTTTACGGGTATTGGATTTCCCGCCAAAAATCTGTTCGTGTTTAGTCCCGTTACTATCATGCGAATGCCTGTGTAAATTCTTCTTGTATCCTGACCACTATGATCCTTCCAAGTTGATCGGCAATGTACTCCGTCACTTCCTGTGTGCTCAAAACCTCCAATAGGTCACTTCCCTCTGGATACCACGTGGTGCCCTCGTTCTTTATTTTGGTGGCTATGGCCCACGCAACGCTTATATCCGATGTTCCCAGTTTTACGGCTGCCCACTTTTGTATGGATTCGACCGGGGGCATTGTTCCAGGAGGACGTCCCTCTACCAATTGCTGCGTGTACGGCGTTCCCCAAATCTCATTGCCCCTTGCTTCAATGTTGTCTTCCCATTCCCCAGTTGCGGGCATTCCAAGCTCCCTGAACTTTGGAATCAAAAAGAGGTCAATGACCCCTCTTATAATGCGTTCTATTTCTTCTTGCGAAAACTCCATAGCCAAGCACCAGTTAAAATATCGATGGTCTTATTTATCTCCCTGCATTCGTGTTTTCCCCTTAATGTGGTCAGGTTTATCCTGTCACGCTTGTAGCGTAATTTGTAAACAACATATACTTTCAAGGCCCAAAGGCAAACGATGGTTATTGCTGCGTAGATCATAACATTATATTTTCTATTTCCCTTATAACATCATACCAAAAACCTTGTCCGTTTGAGTGCGATATCTTGCCGGTTTCGGCCTTTTCATCATCGTTCAAAACGTTTAAAATTTCACTTACTATAATTTCCGACATATTCCATGCGCAACGATCATTTATATCACCACAAACACAATCATTTACTTTTCTGAATAAATCCTTTGCTTTTTCTTTTGGCGTCATAAGTTAATATTTTCATGTATGTAAATTTCCGATTTCTTTTTTTACTTCTTCCCAATAATCATCAATACCATAACAAGTTCCTTCAATCTCCCCAAATTGATACACAACATTATCTAATATTTCATCACAAAACATTACGGCCATATCCTTCGTGTTCTGTAAATTTATATCCCCGCATACACATTTGTCCACTTTATTAAATAGATCCTGTGCTTTTTCTTTTGGTGTCATCATGTATTGTTTTCCCTTAGTTGTACGTTAATGGTCCATCCCGAATAGTTGGAATCCATCCAATCGATTCTTGGTATCATAGTCCAATTGGATACCTCTAGATCGTATCCAAGGTACTCGCAGAACTGTAAAAGGTCACAGGCGACACATTCCAAAAGCGGTGCCAATATGGTCGCCCACTTGCTTTCTGCCAATGGATGGCCAGGTATTTCGTTGTAGACGTTCTTTCCAACATCGTCATGGCTTAGGACGTGCATATTGAATGTGTGCACCTGACTTCCCAACATTCTCAATCCAGTTGTCCTGTTGACTGGCGCATTGCATTGGAATCGGTAATCGGTCACAGCCACTAGCACACAACAAGGATCATCCTTCATTACGTACTCATTGAGGTCGCTTTCCCTTAAAGGTGCGGTGAACTCCCAACACAGATCGCATTTAGGGTCGATAGGTGGGTCCAATTCTAGATCCCCGTTCCAATCGCTTACCATGGTGGCCAATGTTCCTATTACATCCGTCATTTCTGCTTGTTTATTTCAACCAATTTTTTATTAATCCTTGCTTCAATGGTGTTCTTCAATAGCTTGTTGAACACTTCGCTGTATGGCAAATCCCTTATCGATTCCCATTTCAGTATATCCCCTCCCGCCAATGAATCGATCGTGTTTATATCCCCAAGTACGTCCAACTCCTTTATCCCCGCTTGCATCAGCTTTATATCCGGTTGGTTTGTCAGGTACTGCCCTTCCATTTCGTTTATCCTGGCGTACTGGGCACGTATCCACAGCATGAAAAGGAGCTTCTCGTTGTTGGGAGCTTTCTTTACCCGTTTAAAGGTAATGTTTTTTTTGTAATGTTTTAGTATTGAAAAGAATGCATCATCGAATTTCTGTGAATCGAACATATCCGGCACCTCCGTTTTGAGCACACGGTACGGAAGATCGGTAATGTCCTCCAATTTCACCCCGCAAAGTCCCGCCCTTGGCCTTGCAAGCTTTTTGATCATGTTGTAACGTCCGTCCAGTTGGGACAAATATTCGTTAAAAGACATTGCTGCTACGTTTTTTGATGGTCCCCGTTTTGCTGTTCGTCACTTCGTAGCCAAAAGCATCGTTTATGTGGTCGTGTCCGCTCTGCTTGTCCGGTTCACCGTGCTTGTTATAGGATTGTTTCTCCAGCGCATCTACAAGGCTGGGGCATTTATTTCCATTAATGAACGTAAGATTGTCGGCAAAGTCCTTGTTGACAGAATTTATACGGTCCCTAACACTCGGGTTCTTGCTCGGGGCAATGACCTTGAAACCTGCTTTGCGTAACAAATCGTGGTCGGACTTCCCAGATGTGTTCCTGGCGTTCCCAGCTGCATCGGGATATACTATTTTTCGGTTGGCAGGGTAGCGTTCGTTTATGATGGATATCATATCCCCGGTATCGTAGGCGTCCACAACCTCGTCCACAACATATCTAACATTCCCCTCCTTGATGGAAACCGTTGCCGCCATGTTGGTAATGTTGAAATCCATTCCGATATAGAGTATATTGTTTCCCGCTTCCTTATCGTTGTTAAGGTGCCTTTTACGGTCAAACTCCCGATAAACTGTACCCGAGGTAAGGTTTACGAACTCACCGTTAAGGTAGGCTTCCAGTTGCTCCTTCGTGTAACTATCGATAAGGGATTGGATGTAGTCGGGGGGGAGGAAAGGATTATCCTCTGTCCTTGCATTGATTATATGCTTGTTGTTGCTTGCGTCTTTCACAAAGAACTTGTACAGCCATTTAAATCCCTCTGGGGTTCCGACCACATCGGTATGGTTTACGAACCCTTTAGGGAGTACGGCACGGTTACGCCCTATTATCTTGCTAAAAACATCGTTCATTTTGTCCTGTCGAAGTATATCGGTTTCATCGATCAGGGAGTATCCTACCTCATAACCGATTATCGTATCTGGATTGTCCATAGAACGAAGGAAAACGTCACCATAAGGGGTTATTATCTTCTTGTCCTGTCTGTGCCACACCGATTTTATATCAAATGAATCGAAAGTTTCTTGGAACTTTGGGACCGCTACATCGGTTATCAGTCCGTACGTTGGAAGATAGTAGGCCACTGGTATTCCCTGTAGCTGCATTTTCTTTATGACCGTCTTACATACCCCCGCAAAAGATTTTCCAGACCCATAGCCACCTACTAATGCGGTATGTCTTTTATTTGATAGAATGAATTTCTTTTGATGTGGGAGTACATCTACTATCATTTTTTGATTTCCCTTAGTTCTATAACGTGGTGGTGGGTGTCTGACTTTTGGGAATTGTCCTTCTCGTAGAATCCAGTGTGTTTCTGGATCATTTCCATTGCTTTTTCTTTGGAAACGAACCATAGTTCAACGACCGTTTCAGTGAACGTTTCATCGTCAACCATGTAGCTTTTTGAAGTGGTCTTGAATTTGGTTATTAACCTCCTTATTTCAATGGGCAACGATTTTACTTCCTCTGGGGCCAACATTATCGTTTCAGTGATGTCGGAGTAGGCCCAATTGTAGAGCTCGTTTAGAATGGCCTCATGTGAAGTCCTAAGGGCTATCTGGGAGGATTCGTACTTGGTTTTTATATATTGCTCTATCTCACCAATTCTCACCAGGTCGCTGAACCTGTTCGCTGCCGTTTCGTCACTCGAATCTGTGTAAACGGATTGGTACGCCTTGGTCCCGTTGAACTGGTTTACGAACCATTCGTCTATGACAAGTTTGTATTTTAGAAATGTTGATTCCTGCATGGGTCAAGGGAGTAGGTCTTTCAACAAAGATAGCAAATAATTCGATATAAAAAAGGCCCACGCTAGAACATGGGCCTCGGTAAAGGATGGGAAAAAAGTCAAAAACCATCCTTTGGTTCCCTCCTTCAAAAAACTGCACATATGCAATGCGGTCATCCTTCTTGGGCAATCTTCACAGGGCACGTTGCTGTTCGGTTCGTAGTTGCAGGGTTCTTGTTCCATAACTTCTATTCATAGTTACTTGTATACTCGTCGATAAATGATGTACATTCAGAAAAACCAAACATCGTCTTTAATAGTTGTTCTTTTGGAATATGCTTCCATTTTTCGCTTAAAAATTCCTCTGGGTCAAGCCATTTTGGATTTAAATACATTCCTTTTTCGCCATCAAATATTAGATCTAGTTTGTTCGCCAACTCAAATAATTTATCAACGTTTACATTGGATATGTTTAATTTTTCATATGCCAACTCAATTAATTCTTCATCTGTAAGGTGTTTTTTAATTTTCATAACATTTATTTAAAGGGTTAGATTGAATCTCCTGATCTTCCAAATACCATTCCGCAAACATTTTAAAAATAGACTGGTTAATTCTTACGGTAGTATGTCCCATCTTCATAACGACAACAGAAGGTTCAACTGTTATACTATAATCATTTTTTCCTATGCCCTGTTCATTTAGCCTGCTTGCGTCCGACATATCTTTACAATCGCAAGGTTTAAGTTTATACTTCATAATTTCTATATTAAAACAGTTCATAACCTATCAAGTTCTTTTTTGCCCACTTTTTAAAAACACATATAGTGCTGTCTTTATAATAAATTGCGCCCTCTTGTTCAAGCATCCTGATTAAAATTCCCAAACCATATGGGCTCCTTTGTTTAAGGAAATCTCTAGTAATCAATTCATCTTCTGTACAAGGTTTGATGTACAGGGATGCAGCAATATCATACTTAAGTTCTTTTAGTTGACCTATTGTATTTTTCATATTCAAAATTAAACAGTTATTAATCCCTCAATCTTCCCACCGCTCCAATGTGTTTTACTCTTGGTACTCGGCTATTACTGCCCCATCGTCATCAAAATATTTCATGGCCCAAGTTGGATGGCAGTTTTCAGTTTTCTTTTTTCCTTCAAAAAGGATGTTCAAGTTACCACTACTATTACCGCTTACTATTTTACCAACTTGTGTTTTCCCGCCATAGGTATGCTCTACTCTCATTCCTTTTTTAACAAATTTCAATCCTCTTTGTTCCCTTACGTAATCTAAATTTATCATATCTATAGTTGTTTGCTTATTTATCTCAACCTAACCCACCCGTATTCGATAAGGGTTTCAACGCTAAGTCCCATGAAGGGCACGGCGTATCCCTTTGAACGGAGGTAGTCGGATACGGACGCAATGCCGTAAAAGTCTTCCGAGTTTATAATTTGTTTTAAGTCCTCCCTTAAATCTTTTGGATCAACATCTTTACCGTTAAGAATACGGGCCACCTCAATCGCATCCTCATCGCTTATCTGTGATAGGGATGTGAGTTCTATATAATCAGATTTTTCAACGAAAACAAAAGAGTCGTAACTTAGATTATTTTTACCATTATAAACATCCTGCCCCCAATAAAGAGAAAAGAACTTTTGTTTATTTTGTAGCGTGTTTTACATAACTATAGTTATTTTTCTGTCATACGAATCATTAAGCGAATCGAATATCTGTTGAATGCCAACTTCGCCCTGCCTATCCTTTCATCATTATCGATTTCAGAACCTTTTGGAATGTCAAAAAACACTTTGTCCCCCTCAATTTTTACGAACCTTGCGCCAAGATTTTCCATTCCCTGTTTCATACCATATAATATAAGATACTTATTCATAACTAACAGGTTTTAATTATTATTGGTTATTCATTTACCCGAAGATGGGCATCCTTAAGCCATTTGATGTTTGTTTCGCAATATTTATCAATCTCAAAAGCCCCGTGGCCATCCTCATGGCCTATGGAATATCCATATTTTTTACAGACATCTTCTATTTCGTTGAAAAATGATTTGATCTTTTCAGGGGTTTCTATATAGTATCCCTTGTTGCAGTCCCAATTTTGCATTTCCTTATTTTTAGTTACTCAAATCCCCACTTTGCACTAACTCCACGTGGTTTCTTTTTCTGTGTTACCAGCTCGGTACGGGTTATCTTAAATTCATTTGTGGCCCATTCCGTTTTTTTCCTTATCGAAAAATGGTACTTGAGTCTACCTATGGTAATTCCAGTGTGGTTCGATACGTCCCTCATTGATTTGTATGGGGTCTGGAGTCCAGTGTTCAGGTCGTGGTGTATGTACATTTATTTTTTGTTTTAATGGTTATAAAGTACGAGTCCATGTTCCTTTTTCGTAAATTAGTCCGTGCTTGCTCCAAAGTTCATCAAATGTGATTAGGTATCCAGGAGTTAGACCTCGAGCCGCGTTTCTACCCTCGGCACGAAAACAATAAACATTCGGATTGTCCCAAAGGTTGCGTTTTTTGGCCTCGTTGATGAAGGCCTCTTTTACTTCCTCGTTCGTGGCCTTTCGTTCGGCATGACGTTTGTACCAATTAGTATTGGATCCATTGACTCGCTGTGTTTTAAATCCTGTTCCATAATTATCCTTTATTATTTTTTCTGGTGGCATACCTTCTTGGAAAATAACCCAATCCCCAATATTGAACTTGGTCGGCCTAACATGATCGATTATATCTTGGAAATCGTTTGATTCCACAGCTAGAGCGTCATCGACCATAAGTTTGTACTTGTTCGGTGTTGATACGATAGGCGCCCATTTTCCGTCTTTCATTATCATACATCCACCGAACCAAAAACCATCATGTCTGACTACGGGATCGGTGTCGTCTAAGGTTACATTCCATTTGTGGTGGTGAAAAGTTTGAATAATGACCCCCTCCTTATACCCCAACCTTTTGGCGTGTTCGGCAAGTCGTTTAAGGGCCTCTTGGTCGGTGGCGATGATGTCGTTAGGTTGTAGGCTGTAATATCGCTGATCAGGTCCAAACCAACAACCATGCGCATTTATTCCGTACATTAATTTTCCGCACTCTAGATACCCAATCCATAAAGTATATTTGCTATCCACGTACCACCCATCCTTTGGCGTCAAAAGTTCTGGGTATTCCTTTTCCAATAAACGCTTGGTCGCATCATTGCCGGATGCATAAATTTCGCTAAATAGTTCTTTTTTCATTTGTTTTTGGTTTTTAATTCCCCTGAATTCGGGGGTTTTAAATTGGAAATAGCGTTATCTCTATGTGTTCCGATGGTTCCTTAAGATCGAACCAGTGGATAACTTGGGCAACTTCGTACATTGCGCCATCAATTACAACTTTTTCGTCTACCCTTGGGATTATCGGCGAACCTCCCATGGAAGTGAAAAGTTCATCTTCCGTTGTGTCGTGCGTAAATACTATTCTCATAATTTTGGTTTTTGACGCAGTGGTTAATATCCTAAAGACCTATCAATAGATTCGTTTTCTAAAGATTCCATTCTGTCAATTGCTCGATTATTGTAAACACTTTGCAGGCATTGTTTTGGACTTAAAGAGCCATCAGTCAAGCAGGTTCCTACGCATTCACCGTTCTTTGTGACGGCCACAAAATAACCAGATTGTGTAATTGGCCCGTCTTCTAATCTTTCTATTCTTAATGTATTCATGATTTTTGGTTTTTAAGTTTTGAATATGCAATTTTTTCATTTGACGCTCACCGTTGTTTCTGAATAAAAATTGCAATGATAGTTTTTAATTTCAGGTACAGCACAATCCCTATGTCCCCTCCTTTTTATAATTCCAGGCAAATGTGTACCAATTATGTCTACAACGCCTCTGCCTTTTTTTGTGGTTGAATAGGATATGATTTCTATTTTGACCCAAACATTATAAAATTTTACTGTTTGTCCTACTTTTAAATCTTTTGCTATTATTTTCATGATATTTGGTTTTTAATTATACCCAAATATACAAAACATTTTCCAATAACAAACCATTTTACCTTAAAAAAGTTTCATTTATTTTATTTATGCCTTAAAATGTGGCTCGTATCGGGATAATTCCTATATTTGGGATAGGGATGGTTACCCTTTTCATGATTTTGGTTATTTGGTTTTGACGAGTTTCGTTAACCTAAAAGCTCCTTGGTGTATCCTTGGGGCTTTTTTGTTGTCAATATTTAAATTCGATAAGACCCTTTCTTGTCCCGTCCGTCATTGCAACAATGGGGATCCCAAGCCTAAAGGCCAGTTTTATTTCTTCGGCCATGCCATTGCTTATCCTGTCACCGTACAACCTTATTTCGCCTATGAATCCACGGTTAAGAAGTTCGATGTCGTTCTTGATGCCCCTCGCCCGTTCACTTGGTACGTTGTCGTCAAGACACTTGCAGTCCAAAAAGTAGGGTGCGAACGGGACAACGTTCGGCTCGGTGAGGTTTATGGTCCTCGCTATGGATCTTATCTTTCTAAGGTTTCCCTTTACGTCCCCGCCTATGGGGTGGGCTATATATGCTATTTTCATTTGGTTTATTTTTTGTTAATTCCAGTTTTTTAATACTTCATAATCGGTAAAATCTTCGTAGCCAAGATGATGGTTGGAAGTTTCCCAAATCGGTTGTCTATTTTCAAGTTGCTTATTTTTTTTGGTAAAATTAGACTGTAGCAATCCGTTATCAGGACTATCTATCCTATACTTCAGACAACCCGACCAATGTTTGGCCCTTACTATTTTACCGTCCATCATTTGTTTTTTGGCCCATTTCCAAGAGCCTTTTAATCCAAAAAATCTAATGATCCAATTTTTCATTTGTTTATTTATTAAAGTTTAAAGGTTTTTCAACACGTTCAAAAGAATAAACGAACACCCACGGGTTGCTATCCAATGATTCCTTTCCGTTTATGGATTCCCATAGGGAGAAAAATGAACTAGGCGCATTCACAAGACCGGTTCCTATTCCTTTTCTCATGTAGTCTTTATACAGTATGGCGTCATCAAAATTACTCCCTATAACCTCAATTCCCTCTGCAATAGCATCATCCTCCGAAATATCATGCAGCCTTTCGACCCTCACATCCGTTACCTCCAAGAATATCCTACATGCTTCCTTTGGCATGAAAATGGATGGTTTCCATTTGTAACCATACTTTTCTTTTGCACAATCCATCCAGTCGCTATGTACGCTGGATCTATAAACAAATTGATTATTTGTCTTGGCCCCTTCTAGAAGATAATGGGCATGGTCCCGCATTACATAACATGTTGACTCCCTTACCCAGAATATATCGCCTGGTTTTGCTTCTGGCCTACAAAGTACACTCAAGGAATTGTCCCTACTTTTAAAAACTATTCCTTCGCCCTCAAAAAAAACACTGTAATTGTCAGGGTTCAGATTGATAATTTTAAGTCCTTTTGTCCTTCTGGTTTGGTTTTTACTTCCGTCCAGAATAGCCTTTACCATGGAGGTGTTAAATAATTTTGCTACGTGTTTCATATCTATGGTTGTTTTACGTTTTTTAAAAGCCATTCATTTGCCGCATCGATAGCGTTTTTCTTTATTCTCGACAAATCATCGTCATCGCTCCAATATTTTATATCCAGTCGATTCCAATTGTCCAGCTCGAACATGTCAAATTTTCCATCATTTGGACATTCGACAATTTCTGCGGTCCATGGGTCTTGGTGCCTCCATCTTAGATAGATTACAAATTGCCTGTTTTTGTATTCTATATTTAGATAGCACTGGGAGGGGCACCATATTAAGTCATCCCTCCAATTGTTTATTATTTTAAATTCTGTGTTTTTCATATTTATGGTTTTAGTTTTGATTCTAAAAAGAAATTCCCTCGAATTCGTCAAATAACGATAGTTGTACGGGCCTCGGTCTTTCTATGGTCCATCCGTGTTCCCTGCAAAGAGTCCAGTTACCCAATATAGTGGTAGTTCCATTGCACTTGCATTTGTCGGGGTAGTGGTGTTTCATGTCAAAATAGTTCAGGTTGTTTTTGTTTTTGCTCCTTGAACCTTCTTTCGGCATCCATTAAATTAAGTTTAGCTTGCTTAAAATAACTGTCCTTAAGTTCGATGCCTATTCCTTTCCTTCCCATTGAAACGGGACTGTATACCTCACTTCCAACCCCCATAAATGGGGTAAGTACAACTTCTCCTGGATTTGAATACAGTTCCACCAAACGATCTACAACATCTAATTGTAGCGGGTGTACGTGCTTCTCGTCGTCATCTTCTTTTGAATCCTTAAAAGGAAGTACATTATCTATCCTTATGTCGTCCCAAACGCTAGATGCGTACCTTTGCCATATGTAATGGTTAAGCTTTGTGATTTTATCGTCCTCGTTTATTTTATTTAGGTATGACCAAAGCTGGTCCTCATTAAGGTTGTAATTGTTTGCGTTGTTCCAAGCTCTTAGAATGTTTGGGAGTATTGGTATTTCACCTGCATAATGGTTTATTCCAAAAGGATGCGTTACCGGGACCTTGTTCTCTCCTTTTTTCGTGAACACCAGTACATAATCAGGCATGGCCGTAAAGCATTTGGTACTGTCCTCCACAATGAATTTATGCATAAGAGACTGCACCATTGTGCGCATTCTTACCTTTAAAGGCTCCTTCCATATGGTAATCCTATTTCGGTACTCGAAACCATATTTTTTATGTATCCTTATTATTTCATTTGGGAAGTCCCAAAGCCTACAGGTATTGTCGAACACATCGGTACAGTGAACGGCTGAAATTCTTCCAGATTTTGTTACCCTTGATATTTCTTTTACAAGATATTCGTACTGCTGCAAGAATTGTTCCTTGCTTTCACAGTTGCTCATATCGTGCTCGCTCGAGCTGTAATTATAAAGCCCCGCAAAAGGAGGTGAGTATATAGAAAGATCTATGCTTTCGTCCTCTAGGCTGGGCATTACCAACATACAATCACTGTTATATATTGCATATCTCTCTGTCACTACTTGGTCTTTTACTTTGTTTTCCATTTTTATATGAATTTTGGTTTAATTATGTCCTTATTGAATTCTTTTGTTTTGTGATCAAATGACCTGTTTACGTTCTCGGTTAGATTTTTATGAAGCTCTACGGCTTTTTTTGTTTTTTGTTCCAATGCTTCAATTACTCGAGTCTGTCCATCTGATATCACCATATCGATCGTTACATCGTTTTTTTGTCCAAATCTCCAAAATCTTCTTATGGACTGGTAGTATTGTTCATAACTCCAAGTTGGAAAGAAAACCGAATGGTTACAGTGCTGCCAGTTAAGTCCCATCGATGTCATCTTTGCCTTGGTTATCAACCTATTTATTTCTCCGTTTGCAAATGCCAACAATATCTCTTCTTTCTTGTCAATGGATTGACCGCCTATAATTTCGACCGCTTCGCTGTCCGAATGTTTCAATATACTGCTCTCGTTATTTGTGTTGCACCAGTACACTGACGTTTTTCCACTTGCTAGCTCAATGGCTTTTTCGCACCTTTTTTCTTCGGTCTGTTTTTGTTCGTGCCTTACTTCGGTCATTGATTTTGCTATAGGCGTGAACATTTGTATCTGTCCATTTACATCTATTAGGCTCTGGTTTTTTACAATGTGTTTGTTTATAATGAGTTCTGGCAGAACGTACCTGTCATTTGAAAATCCTATATCGCTTGGCATTTTGCACATTATGGACCATTGGTTGACCCATGCGAAAAAATCCTTTTCAGCATGTGGTTTTAAATAAAACTTCTCGCCTATGTTCCTGTTAGTGCTGTCCACGCTGTTTTGGTTGTTCTTAAAAAACTTCGTCAACATGTCCATATAACCCATATAACCAAGGGCTTCTGAACTTGTTCCCAGTTCGATGAAATCATTTGGGCTGGGCGTTGCTGTCGAAAGAAACCTAAAGGGTATTTTTTTAACAAATGAGGTTATCTGGGACTTTATCTTTCCGTCAAAATTTTTCAATATACTTGACTCATCACAAATTACCCCTTCAAAATCCAAACTATTGAAATAGTGCAGCCTCTCATAATTGCATATTACTATTTTCTTGGTGTGTTTTCCGTCTTTTGAATACTCTATATCGCTTATTCCCAGCTTTTCAGCTTCTAATATAAATTGAAAAGCTACCGCTAAGGGAGTCAATATCAAAACCTTTTTATTTGTTTTTAAAACAATGTTGTTGGCTATTGAAATTTGCATAAGCGTCTTTCCTAGACCAGTGTCCGCAAAAACCCCTATCCTTCCTTTTTGCACTGATTTTTCTATTATATATTTCTGAAAATCAAAAGCTATTTCAGGCACGTACAACGATTTAAAACCGAAGTTTCCTATTGAGTGTTTTTTGGTCTGTAAAAATTTAATATAATCTTCCATTTGGTTAATTTTTTCCATAGGTTGTTATAGCTGCGCTTATCATCGACTTGAAATTATCTGCCATTTCGCTGTATTCCATCGGTGAATATTCTTTGTGTCTTCCGTTCTTTATCGCCGATTCCAGTTCGCAAAGGTTAAGCAACTCCTGTGCTTCCGTTACCAATACTCTTAAGTCCTTGTCCAAAAGTTTATGAAGTTCCTTTTGGGGTATGTCATCCATTACGGTACAGTTGTAGTGCTTAACAAATTCCGTGAAAAGATAAATGTACAATTTTCCGAAAAGTTGTTGATTGTTGATAAGATTTTTTTCCATTATGTCCACATACTCAACAAGTTCATTGTAGGCATCGAAATCCGTTTTGTTTGGAACCAACCCAAAAGGCTTAGGTCTTTTGTTTCCGTATTGGTCGAATATGGAATCATTGAATCTTTTTCCTATGTGCTTAAGGCTTCTTTGTACGTTCATCAGATAAATGATTGGTTATTATTTTGGTCTACGTATGGAAGATGGTTTTCGTCCAGCGTGAAATAAAATTCCTTGAATGGGTAGTTTCTACAATAGTCTGGGGTAACCTTTGTAAGTTCGTCCTCCCTTGTGACGAAGGCCACAGTTTCAGATTTCTTCATTATAGCACTTCCCAAATGCCCTGTTGGCTTATCGCTTCCGTGGTTCCTATGGAGTACCGTTATCAAATGCGCGTTTGTCCTAGTGGTCCATTTCATCATCCCCTGGACTATCTTATTGGCCTCTTCCAAGTCGTTTACACTTTCCATTATGTCCGCAGCCCCATCGATAAGCATAAGCCCTATATCCTTCCTGTAGTGGCTCTCCATCATTATCCACTCTATGAACTGGAAACGTATCTTGGCGTCATATTCCCGTGTTGTGAACGGCACGTAGACATCTGGATTGGCCCCCACCATTTCACAGGTTCTCTTTGCGACCCTCTGGGTATGCCATAACGATTGTTCAGTATCAACATCGATTATATACTTACCTTTTTGTTGGTGTCCCCTCATATCCGGGAAGTAGTTGTTTGAATTTCCTCCGATATATGAAGCGGACACGGCAGACTTCAAAAACGTTTTCATCGATTTTGAGGCCCCTACAAGGCACGAAAAGTTGCCATAGGTACCAAAGGGTATAGGATACTCTTTTCCTTTGTAAGAATAGCTCCCAAGGCTTAAAGCAACGGGTGGGGGAGGAAGCTCCAAGGACACGTCCACAAAACACTTATCGTGCATGTCCATGAAATCTATCTTGAATTCCTCTTCAAGTTTTGATGTATCCAATTTTTGTATCACAGCGATCCTATTTTTTTGGTTTTTTTGTACTGGTCCAATTTTCCTACCTCGTTAAGCTTATTTAGCCAGTTGCTAAAGTGCTTCCTGAACTCCAATGTATTTTTATGCAACGTGTTCTCTACTATCAAATGGCCATTGAACTCTTTGATAAGGTCCGTCAATGTCCCGTCACGGATTTTTAGCCTCATGTAAAGTTGCTCAACGGCCTGGGCGTGTTCGCCCTTCTTTACCTCTTCCACAAACTTTTTGAAAAGGCCATTTATTTCGTTATCCTTTTTATTTAAATAGTTATCATTATCATTATCTAAAGGCTTTTTTTGGGTTAGCCCAAAAGAAAGGCCTGGGTTTTTTGTTGTTTTCGGAGGCCTACCTCCCTTTTTCCCATTGATAGCTTGCTTTTCTAGGAATTTTACTTTCTTTATTCTCTCCGATTCCAGTCTTTTGTTTATTAAACAATCACCTTTATCTTCAAATTTTGATTTTAATTCTTCAGAAAAGTTATCCCACTCATAACCCACCAATAACCCAAGCCTTTTTTTGGGTATACTTCCATCCGTCCATTGCTTGCATAGCATTTTAATATACATGCCAACCTCTTCATTTGTCATATAGACACATCCGGTTAGGAAGTCTTGTGCGTAAAAAGGAAATTGCGGAGAAGCCATATGTTTAAATTGAAAAAGCCCTTTGAATTTCATCGGCCGCAACTCCGAATCCACCCAAAAGGCTTTAATTTTGTTCTACAAATATACGTTTAAAGTTGCGGATTGTATATTCTGAATGGTTAAATTTACTAAAAAAATATCATTCTTTATCATTTTTAGGTAAAATTATTTCGGGCAAATATCCATATGATTCCAAAACCTTGTTTTCATGATCACTTAGTCGGTTCCTTAGATGTAATAGAATGTCTCCTGGCATAATGTTGAAATCTCCAAAATTTACATAAGCGTCCCTTATCCTGTCTTCGTATGTGAATGCCGTTGGGAATGTTTTGTTTATGGAGTGTATTACCGTTACGTGATCGTTTCCTGTGGATAGTCCTATTTCCGTAAGGGTCATTGGTGTGTTTTCCCTTGCCAACTTAAAGTATAGCGACTTAGCGTATGCTACTTCCCTTCTTCTTGTTTTTTGGGATATGACAACACCAAGGGCCTGTTCTACATATCTCTGAATGGCCTCTGCTTTTATTTTTATTTTATCCATGGTTTAAAATTTTTCGATGAATGATTTTGGTAGATAGTATTCTTTGAACCTGCTACCGTCCATATACCTTGAAATAACGGGGATGTTGTGAAGGTCTCGGAGATCTTTACAGCGCCTACGTAAATCCCCTATCCCTAATGACATAGCGGTCATGGTTGTAAGTTTTCTTCCGGTCAACATCTGTTCAAGTACTATACGGCATTGGTTGTTGTAGTGGGAAAGATCCTTTTTGTAGCGTTCAAAGCTTTCTGGGTTGTTCTCCAAGTGGAATTTCGAATTGTCTATCTGTGTTTTCATGTTTCCAATTTTTTGGTTCGTTCCAAAAGTTCGTTTAAAATATACTCCTTCTCAAAAGGGTGAAGCTTTGAAATTGAATTGGCCTTTACCCGAAGCCTCATTATAAAATCACTTCCCTTGTATCTTTCTAGCCAATCCGAAAATTCAAAAGGCGTCTTGTGTGCAGAGAAGTCGCTCCTGAAGGTGTGGTGCCCAACGCAAAGGCATATACCGTTATCAACGTTCCACCTGGTGGATTTATTCGACCTTGAATATATGTGGTGGGAATTAAGGTTTGACGTCTTTCCGCAATACTCACATTTCATCCCTGCCAATAGTTTTACAAGTTTGGACCAAGCGTCATCAAGTCGTTTATCGATACCCGTTTTTTGCTTAATCTTCATTGGGTTCGATTATCTCAAATTCTACCTCTATTTCTTTTATGTTTTTCATGGCTATTTGTGATAGAATGCTTGAAATCTTACAATGTCCATATATTCAGGCGATTTTATAAGTCCGTCACCCATTCCTGAAAGCGATTCAGCTCCCGACTCATCTATAACGACCCTAGAGTCTGTTTCTTTAGGAACCCTGAAACATATTTGTACCGGGAAATTAACTTTTGCATCGCCTGTGATTACTTTTACTGACGCCCTTTGGGTTGCTGCTATTACCCTAAACCCTGTTGACCGCCCCTTTTGAAGCAACACCCGCATGTTTTCCTCCAAAGACTTTAAATCTGCGATTTTAACACGTTGTGTTTTTGCTTGCGGAGACATACCCATTAACATGGCTTCTTTTGATAGTCTATAACTACCCACCTCTTGTACTTCAAAGACCTCTAATTCTTTTCCTTTTCTTGATGCGGACACGGCGTCTGCAAATTCATCGAACACAACCATTATTTTTTCCTTTCTGCCGTTCTTTACAAGTTCGTTCATGTATTCGACAAGGTTCGCCATTTCTTCTTCTATCTCAATTATCTCATTAAATACCTGTACGCTTGAATCTTTTTGGTATGAAAGGAACTCATATTTTGGATCAAAAATAACCACCCTGTCCACCTTTGCCAATTTAGCGTATTCAATGGTTGATTTTATCGAAACCGACTTACCGGACCCAGTTGCGCCGCAAACAAGTACGTGTGGGGTAGAATGGTTTTCAAGGTCCCAAAAAATAGTGTTGTCATAATTATCCTTTCCGATGGGAATTTTCATTCCAATCAATTCATCTTTATCCCAAACCAAATCCTTTTCACGTTTTTTGGAAAACTCTATGGCGAGGTATGATTTTCCATCATGTATGGTCAAGTCCTTTGATACACGAATGTTTGAAACGTTCAATGCGTTTGCAAGGTCCAGCCTATAATTATGGATAGACGCTATTTTGGTGCCTGCCGAAACCTCCAGGAGATATGAATTACTGGAGTACCCACTGAATACATGTGCCACCCTAACTATTATGCCGAACGTCCTTAGTACGTGCTCTATTTTTTCTTCTTTTGTCATGTCTTTGTTGCTTAGGTCGTATTGGATGAAATTGGATGCGTTCTGTTTGAATTTCTTTATAACTGTTGGGTTTACGGTTGTGATAGAAGCGTCCCTTATCTTTTTTAGACGCTTTGAAACAAGCTCCTTTTTTGATTCGTGTACATTGAAGTCCTCGACCTCCGAAATCATTGTCTTGGCCCAAAAATCATATATTTCAGCTCTATCTACGTAGTTATCGGAATCGTTTATAAGATAAACGTAATCAGGGTCATTTACCGCTTGTATCATCTTTCTAAGCGGCTCGTACAACAAAGCTTCATAAAGCCTTCTCACATCGTCCGTTAACTCTATTTTAAAGCAGTTTAGTTGTGGAGATTTATCCCTGTTGTTGGAATATTTATTCTCGACAAACCAAACTTCGTCAACAACTATACCTGTTTTTGCTTCATAAAGTTTTACGTATGTGATTGCTTGAACACCTATTGAAAGGGCAAGCTCTTCTTCTGAAGAAAAATAACCCTTTGATTTGTGGTCAACTATAACTATTTTACCGTCCACAGTTTCGATGACCAGATCAATAATTCCGCTACATGGCAATGGAATGTCCACGCCGTTTATTGTGAGGAACTCAAAAGCTTTTACCTCAACGTCCAAAACCCTTTTTAAGCTGCTTTCGTATGTTGAAATCTCATAAAAGAAATTTCGTATTAGGTTAATTGATGTTGAGGTGGCTTTTTTAATGCATTCCTCTATCGTTGGAACGGTTTTTTGTATTTTCCATGAATCTGCGGATACATTTTCAATGTAGTCTATGGCCAACTTTTCAAGATCCACAATGTCTAATGTTTTACCCTCTTTTTTTGCATTAAAATAACCTTCCAATGCGAAATGGTATGCGTTACCGGATATTGCGGTGGCCGCTTTTTTATACCCATAACCATATATATAACTCATTTCAAAGGCCTTCTCGTTTCTTGCGAACTGCGTCACCTTAGAATAGCTCCACCTGTCAATTAAGAACTGGCTAAAATGTTCCTCAAGTTCTAATTCAGAATAGTCTTTGTATACACTCATGGCATTTCGTTTTTGTTAAAAAGACCATCTTTAGTGTCTTCTTGTTTGTTTTTTAGGACCGTTTTTTTGGTATCTGCCTTTTTTTCGTTTGTGTTCCTAAAAGATTCCTCTACGGTGGTATCCCCATCCTTTATAGCCTGTCCAATACCTATGATTACAACCAGATCATCGGACGTTACATGTGTTATTGATGCCTTTCCTACGCTGGTCAAGATTTCTTTTTCAGTAACTTGATATGTGTCCTTTAGCTTATCGAAAACCTCTTTTCTTCTTGTGATCAATTTGGTTTCGTCCGAAACATCACCTGTTATTTTTTTACAGGCTTCGGAATATACCCTGTCTATTACAGACTTTGGGACCACGGCGTAAATGGCGTTTCGTAAGGCAATAGAGTTTCCAGCGTTTCCGGTAACAGTTATCATGTCGTCGCTCATTCTTCCGGTCCTTGTCATTATTGACCTTTTTACCTCTGTTTTTATAGCTATGTTGTTTTCCAAATCCCAACATATGCCCTGTGAAGTAACGTGCTTGTTGTCGATGTTTATAACCCGGCTCTCTATCCGCATGTTCTTCCATTGCTGTGCAATTATTTTGGCAAGGTGCACGGAAGGGCCTGTTATGGCTTTCCCCGCCCTTGGAACAGAATATGTACATGATGAAGCCGTTTTTCTGTCCATCGTAGCTATGGCTATTGCGTTTTCGATAGACCTGGTTATGTTTCTTGGATACGCTTTTGCGCTTGATATCTGTATATCAATTTGCGCTTTGTCCTGTAGGTATAGCACTTCGGTGCTAATTTCTTGGATGTTTTCCTCTACTGTAATTAAATTTTCTGCGCTCATAATTTTGGTTTTAAAAATGGTTAATCAAGTCTTGAAGTATCCACTTGCCCAAGTACCATGCCTACCGAAAAGTCGGTAAACGATACTATGAAAAGTGCCATGCAGATAGCTGCAAGCATAAGGAAAATCTTTCCCGAATGTTTGCCCACGAAAGGGCTTAGGTTGTCATGTAAAGTTAACAATAAATTCATGGTTTCTAGTGTTTTAGGTGTTAAAATGTTAATGAATTGGTCCTGTCCTGTTCAAAGTTCACGGCCTTGATTATCTCGTTGAACACGAGCTGTCTTTCGCTCTGGTCCAATTGGCTTACAGGGGTATCGTAGTAAGACCATTTTCCGTTGACAATTGCAACGGGAGGCTTAGGGGTCGGTTCTGGTTCTATTCCGAATAATTTTTCCATGGTGTTTTTATTTGTTGTTTCTAGCTACCTGTCTAGCTTTTTTAGACCGCCTATTTGCAGAACGCACCTTTAACTGTTTTTTGGTCAATGCAACTTTACAAGAGCTTCGCATGTCCTTTGTTTTAGGATTTGAACCTCCCATTCGCTCCATTCCCGATTCTGCGTTTAAGGCAGCTGCCATGGCGACCATTGCCAATATTCCTCCTTTTCTTCTCATGGCCTACAATTTTAAATTAGCTATTTTTTTGTTTTCCTCCCTTATGGCATTTTGTATAATGCCCAATATTACCTCCGCTTCCCCTTCCTTGTACTTAAGGTCGTAGAAGTATCGTTGTTTAGCTGCCTCTGGAACATTTGAAGCAAGCCCCGAATGTTCCGCTATGGCCTTCGTTATCGTTTTCTTTACCGATCTGGAACAGTGGTTGTCCCATAGGTCTTTTATGTTGTTTATCATGCTGTAGGATTATTTAGGCCCATGGCCGTTAGATCTTCATTATATCCCATCCCCGCAATGGATTCGTATATCGGGAACACTACCGCCCTAATGGCGTTCTTTTTCGTTTCACAGTTGGTCTCCGAGTACTCCACTAAAAAGTAGTGGCAGAACTCGTACAGGCCCTCTATATCAGTCAATAGGTTGTAAGCGGGCTGCATATATTCGTTTGCATACTTTCCAAGTCCTATCCAGTACATTGGCGGCATTTGGTTTATGAACACCAGTGCTTTTGTCTGTTGCTTTCTGCGTTTTTTTAGAATTTTGATTATGTTTTTCATGGTCATGGGTTTAAAGTTTGCAAATAAGCCTTACAAGCGTTGTAAACGGCCTGTATACGCCTAAATTCTTCCGTATCCCTTTGGGTTTCGTAGACTTCATCCGAAGCAAAGAACTCGTCCCATTCTGAAACACTATGTATTTTGCATCCAATTTTAATTTTATCATCAACCACGGAGTGGTCCCATTTGCAAAAAATGGGAAGGTCTGCCCCTCCAAGGTCTGCCCCTCTAAGGTCTGCCCCTCCAAGGTCTGCCCCTCTAAGGTCTGCCCCTCCAAGGTATGCCCCTCCAAGGTCTGCCCCTCCAAGGTATGCCCCTCCAAGGTCTGCCCCTTCTTTAACAGCTTTGTGCAATGTTTCTTTGATTGTGTTAGATTCTTTTTCATATTCAAAAAGAATTTTGCCTAATACTGATTTAATTTGAATTTTGATCATAATTTTAATTTAATCGGTTAATGTTTCATTGTCTTTAAAATCCTTCGCCGCCACGAACGGCATTTCGATTTCTTGGTAAAATTCTTCCTCTTCCATTTTAGTAGTCGTCTGAATAAAGTCCGTACCTTTCTTGCATCCCCGGTTCTGGAAGTTCCCTGGTCTCTGTAATTTCCTCCACCTTGTTTAAAATTGCGTTCTGCATTTTCAATCGCTGCCCTTCGGTGGTTTCCATTTGAACCCATTTCCCCACGGACATCCGTCCGAAGTCCTCAACTACCAAATGGTGTCCATTCTTCATTTCCCCGTGGAAGTTCATCGAGTAGCTTCCGTGACAGGATTCAAATCCAACCGTATCCAGTTCGTCTCCACTGGTGCATTTTAGGCTTTCCATCAGTTTGATGAAAATGTCGTTGCTTAGGTTTTTCATGATTATATGTTTTGATTTTTGATTATTCAAAACTAACCATAAATATTCGTTCCACCAAATAAAAATGAAATTATTTTTTCAAGGATATTTGTTTTTTTGTTTGGATAATATATAGGATGTTTGTATATTTGGGGAAACTAAATAATTAAGGTTATGAGTAGAGAAATAAAATTTAGAGCATGGGACGGTAAAAAAATGTGGTATGATGGGGATATATATCAGAATGGAAATGACTATAGTAGGTCGTATCCGTGCCAAGTTACAAACCGGGGAATTGAGTACATAAAAACTTACGAAACCAAATACAAGGAAACAATCCGAGATGAGCAAGGGCGGGAAGGATATCAGGCTTGGGATTTAGAAAAAACAAACTCCAAAGTAGAAATAATGCAATACACTGGCCTAAAGGACAAGAACGGAAACGAAATATACGAGGGCGATATTTGTAAATTTATCGACCATCCTACTGATGTTGATACATGTATTTCGTGTGTTAAGTTTTCAGAAGGTAATTTTATAGATGGATATATGGGGTGGCCTATAAATAATTATGGATCAGATTGGATTGAAATACTCGGCAACATCCACCAAAACCCCGAACTACCATGACTGACCCCAAAGACCTAATAAACTGGGTAGCACTTTCCAAGCACTTAACGGGAAGGTCCAGTAATATATCAAGGACAAGGATACCAAAAAAGTATAGGGACAAGGTATCGAATTTGATTATGTCCATTGAGATATGGGACAAACATTTAAAGAAATGAAAATAAATAAAACACACTTCGCATTACGATTGATAACCTTTCCTATAAAATTGGTGTTCACGCTTTTATGGCACCTACTTATAGGGGTCCTGTATTCAGTAAAATGGCTAAAGCACGGAGGACAGGAACTTTATTACAGCAACGAGCACGGGGGTAATCTTGTCAAGTTAATAGAGAGCAACGAAAAACTAATTGATGCGTTAGGATATAAGGACGATGATTCTGAAGACTAACACCCCGTCCGCCTCCTATACACCAGAGAAGCAATAAACCTATCCAACTGGATTTTTGGACCTAAGCCACCAAGCCAATGCAAAGAACAGTTGTCCAGGTATAAGTATTATGGAAGCCCATTTACCGACCTCCCTTATCATTTCTATATTGGCCTTTTTTTCTATTTGTTTTGTCTTAATGTCGTATTCCCCTTTTATGTCCAATTGTTTTGTCTCTTCGGAATCGGGGCAATTAAATACTTGCCCCTGTAATTCTCCTTTAGGACCGTAACTACTGGTAACCGTTGCCCCTTTATCCCCTTTGACAACGATTATCGTGTCTCTTGGGTTGGGCACCCTTGGAGCGGGCAATATGATCACATCTCCGGGCGTCCTTGTCGTTATAAGGGAATTGTCCACGAAACGTATTCGTTCGGTAGACTTGTTCACCTTTCGGTCCTTTAGGATTCCACATGATGACATGAACAGTATAAGCGCCATTAGAACAGCTAACAGGAAATAGGAAAGTGATTTTTTCATACACCCAACATTTTAGCATAATATCTTGTCATGCGGATTCTCTCGTCCAATCCACGAAGACCGCCCTGTATCCCCCTGGTCAGGTCCGACATTGATTTAAAGGTCATTTTCTCTGACAATCCCCAAAGCTTGTTCTTTTCAAAGTACCACATTGCGGATTCCCAATATAGCTCTGTAGATGCAATTTCTGGATTTTCTAGGACACCGTATCCGATCCAGTTGTTAAAACCCCTATAGTTGTATTTACCCGTGATCATTATGGCCCCACGGCCCCTATACTTCCATCCGTCACCCCATAGTTTATTCCCCAACAGATATCCTGAGGAACGGTTAACGTCCCAATATACCTTGTTGGCGATCGTTTCTTGGTCGGCTTTGTGGAGCAGTGTGCGCCCATCTTTCCACGCTTCCATTTTGTGGCTACGGTAATATGAGAAAGTAGAGATAAGTCCTGTCGCTGAATAGTTAAGGCTTTCTGTGTCGTGTTTGAACCCTCCCGTCTCATGGTGAAGCTGTCCCATGAAATTGGCTATCTGCACATCGGAAACGCCTATCTTTGATTGCATGGCCCTTAATGTTATAGGTCCGATAATGCCATCCGACACCAGTCCATATTCTTGTTGGAACTCCTTTATTTTTTTCATAGGTTCTCGAGCTCGATTATTAACGAAACAAAAGCGTACAGTCACCAAAAGATGGCGTGACAGGCGGCACCTACCACAAACCAGATCAAAGCCTTAAGTATTTCGGGAAGTTCTCTATATTTTTTCATTTTTTCCGTATAAAGTGTTCTATAATGTCCAGTATTGCATTTCCTATCCGTTCAAAATTGAACTGAAAAACTAGCCAGTAACCAACTTTTTCGCCCGTTATTGCCACTGCTGCGATAACGGCACTTGCCCAGGTCGGGCTGAACTCGGCATGTATGATTGGACCAAGTATAACCGCAAACCCCAAGCCTATCACTATCGAGGTCAGTGCCTCCGTTATGTTTATCTTCGTTTTTTTCATCTTTACTGCCAATCCGACACTAACGGCCACCAGTGCCGGGATTATTGTTTTCGTGAAAATTTGCAAGATTTCGTCTGACGGTCTTTGCATGTCCAATTTTTATTAAGAATACTATTAATGCCGTTCCTATCAACCAATAGTCGGACCCTACAAAGGTAGTTATATCAAAAATGGTCCTGTCCACTATGTTGCCGAAACAAAGTATTCCAAATGCCGTTAGGGACGCATTGGAAAAGTTGTTCTTTGGAAGAAAATTAAGGATCACAAGCAAAAAAACAACTACCCCGCTCAATAGATCCCTTAATTTTCGCCACTCTGTTATATCGTCCAAGTAGAATTGTTCACATATCCAATACCCCGTGCTGTACAGCAACACACTAAATATACTTAAAATTCCTACAATGTACCGCATATATCCTATGTTTTTGGTCCACCTGGTTTTGTCGGGTCCACCGTGTCATCCGCTATTGTGTCAGGTTTCGCCTCTCTCCTTCTCAATAGCCAATATTGGAACAGTATAGCAATCACCAAAGAAAACTGTATAGGATCCATATTGGTGCTGTTCATAGCTTCTTTTACCCACGAAAGGTCCAACCCCCCTACTTTCAGTATATCGATTATTATATCGCCCAATTTTACAGTTATAAGGGTAAGGAACAGTCCCCTGACAACATCTACTATATTGTCGCCTATCCAGAAAGATATGGAGAATTTTGTTTTTCGCTTGTAGGCCATTGCCTTCACAAATAGGATCCCTATCATGGCCCACCCTATGGCGTTGCCCCAAAGTTTCCATGTATTTTCAATTACTTGTTCTGCTACTGTTTCCATATATTAATTGTTTAGTTGTCTCCTACTGTTATTTTTCCAAATCCACTTCCTATACCTATCCTTGCTCCTGATCTAATTGTTACTCCAATAGTAGGTATAAACTCGTAGGCTCCTATATCAAAGGCTGATCCTTGTGGCCTTGTAGTACCTACGATGTCTGTCGTATATATCGTAGTGGCTCCTAGATCTATAAGTAAACTACCTTGCTGCAATGTAAAATCATTGGTTGCTGCATTGGTGAATAATGGATCATGGGCCGTTATGTTTGTAAAACCACCTCCCGATGGAGTGGCAAAAGAATTGTTATAATAATTCTCCTTGTTGGATGTCACATTTGTTCCACTACTACTGTTAAGGTAATTTATGGCTGCGGACGCTGTTTGGTCCATCCATATATTATTCTCCAATACCCAATCTTCAATATCTATGTTTGTCCTTATGCCTCCTATACCATTACTGTAAAAAACATTGTTCTTGAGGATCCATCCTATAACAGGAGTTGATCCTACAATATTTCCAATTGTTTCCTGTATTTGGACAGCTTTGTCCGTTCCTGCTATAATATTGTTGATAAAAACATTATTATCCCCTACACAATCGCAATCGGTGGGTGGCGAAGCTGCTCCATCATCGTACATTTCCCCAAGAATACCTTGATATGTACCAAGTACTATATTTCCATCAATCAAGTTATCATGTGCGCCATTCGTTATATGTATCCTTGCAGTACTACCCTCAACAAAATTTCTTAAGTATTGATTGTCAAAAGTATCCGAAAAGGTCATTTCTATTTTGGTCCTGTAGGCATAGTTGTCCCTATAGATATTATTGTTTCCTGATTTGATATCGTATCCGTGACCTGCGTGTGATCCGTCATGCCACCTATATATCCTGTTCCCTTCATATACATTAAAAGCCCCATTTTCTGTAGTAGTAGCCCTTACCGTCATATAATAGTCGGTCTGTGCCCCAACGACATCACTGTGATATTCATTATATGAAATAAGGTTATTATTTCCTCTTACTAAAAATGCTTCAGCAGATACATTCTGTCCGTAACTGTTTTTGACAACCCAATCGTTTCCTATAATCCTTACTCCAAACCCTTTATAGACATCTCCTGTTTGGGGGCCAAGTTCAAAGAATCCAATATTGTCCAAAAGCCCATTGTTTCCATTTCCTACAAAACCGAAGTTAAATCCTGTAACAACTATATTTTTTAATTGGATATAGTCCCCGTTAATATAAAAAGCATCGGTATCCTCTGTCCCGCCCGACCTGGTTATAACAGGCATGTTTGTATCAGAGGTGGTCATTCCGAAATTAATAGAAGATAGAGTGACCGACTCTATATCATTTATGGTCGTATCATATCCGATGAACTGTATGGGCGATTCAAGAGTCCCGTCCTGTGAAATGGATAATGCGGCAGATCTGTTATACACCCCTTTCTTAACGTATACAATGTCTCCGGCAACAACTTGGGTAATGGCATAGGCCAAATCCCAAGGACTTCCCTCGGTCAATCCTGTATTTCCCGAATTTCCATCATCGGCAACATAGTACACCCCAGTATCAATAGAGCATTCTAAGGCCGTTTCTACATAACTATATCCGGTTATATCTATTGGAGAGCCTTCGGTATATGTGTTGTTTGTGTCAATCTGTATCTGTCCATAATCAGTACCTTCATTGTAACTGTATATGGATGCCCCAAATATAGATGATACCCCAAACTCAGAATTGCAGATGTCAAAATCACCCATGTCCACAGTGAAGGCCACGCTTGCCCCTGTAAATATACAATTCCTGAATGCTGAATTTGAGGTATTGGTAGGGATGACCCTGCCATCATAGCCTAGTCCAATGAACGTTACCCCTTCGAAAATTATGTTGTCTCCTCCCGTGGCCTGACTTCCCGTGCCAAAAGCTACTAATCCAGATTTAGTTCCTTCCTGTATATTGGGATTACTTGGTGAGGGGTCTGAAATGGTTCCTCCGATAACAGTTGTATTTCCTGAAAATATTTTAAGGTTCCTTCTTTCCCAGTCGTATAGATCCATATTGTTTATTTCCAATGATCCTAGGGAACCGCTCATATTTATATTTACGGAGAAAACGGCCATTGTCTGGGCATCCTCTCCCCAGCAATCATGGACCGATGCATTTTTGATAGTTATTTTTGTAGTACTTGTAGGTACTTCCCTCCAATATATCAAATATCCGTTTGCCGCACCCCAAGCATCTGTAAGATTAGAGTTTGAAGTACCCACTATATCATATACATCACACCCATCAAAAATCCAATCCCCATAGCTATCACCATCGTTATAGTAGTTAATGTAGAATCCCGCTGGGCTGACCTCTAATACAGGCTGCCTAAAACTAAATATATCCACGTTAGTGAAAACAACCCTTGAATCTACTTGTATCCCCCTATATGCGACTTCGTTCCCATCCATTATAAGATCGGTCATTGTTGTAGTGCCACCATTTGCAGACCTCTTGTCCACTTCCATCATCGGGTTAAGCGCGCTATTGGTTGTTATGGTTGCACCGTTCCAATCAATTATCTGTCCAGAAACAATATCTATATCGATCCTTGAGCTTATACGAAACGTGGCTCCAGGATCTGCAATCAAGCTTACCTCTGCATCCAAAGCGGCCTGTAGTTCCGCTGTATCATCAGCAACACCATCCCCGACCGCTCCGTAAGTTGAAAAGTTTACTTGCCCATAAGAGCAAGCGGATAAAAAAAATATGACTATGAATTGTTTCATTAATTCGTTTTTATGGCGCTAAGGTTATCAATGAAAATATTGTCCCCTGCAACGCCCGAAGTGCTTGCCGAAGCGTAGAACCTTAGCTGGGCGGTGCCAGTTGCTGTTGCTGTTATATCGTAAGAATAGAATGTCCATGAAGATGGTGGGTTTACACTTGATGGACCACCCGTAACGTTCGTCCAAGCGGTTATCCTGTCAAGTGTTCCCTGTGTCGATTTGGCCCAAAAAGATACGGTAAACGTATCACCAGATGTTATGGTAAGGGTAAAGTGTACATAAGACACAAGTCCTCCCGCTGTGACCCCTTTGATTGCGTACAGTCCTGTTTGAGGTTCCGCCGAATCGGACGTCATTGTTATTGACGTTCCTGCCCACAACGATGTCCCGTCGGTCTCATTACAATTGGGGTCTGATGTGGCGTTTGCGGTCGTATTCTGTTCGTTGGGGTCAGGAGTGCATCCCCCAGCCTGTTGTTGGCTCGCAATAAGTAATGCGTCCCATTGGGCTGCTCCTAAAAGAGGAACAAGAAATAATATTATGTAAATTAGTTTTTTCATACTTATGGAAGTTCAACGAAAAAGTAGTAGACAGTTGTGCCTACCGACTTAAGGCAAATGAGCATATTAGTAGCCGCGATGAAATCAGCAGTGTTAGGTAATTGTGTCGCCCCTGTTATGGCTGGTTCCGTTGCTTCATTTATAAGTATTTCAGCATAGCCCCCTGGTCCTGCCCCTGTAAGTGTAAATGTTGCAGTGTCCACGGAACTATCATCTATGTACGTGAATCCGCTCATATCTATAACGGTTCCTGTTATCGTCTCTGCTGGGGTGGCGTCGGTACTTATCCATATGTCCTCTGCATCCAAAGTTGCTGCTGCTTTTTGGGCTTCTGTCCCTGCTCCTATCCTTATTCCTGTCAGGCCGCTATCGGGGTGCTCTTGTATCCCGCCCATTAGATTGATCCCTCCGTAGTAAATTCCATCAGCGTCCCAACTCAAGGATGTTATGGTGTTGCTCGTGTGTCTTAAGTTTATGCTTTGAGACCCAACAGCTGTGGCATTACCTAGATTGAAAGTATTAAAATACCCATCTTCAAACGATTGAAATTCCTGTCCCATTATGGCATCATCATCAAAAACGGCACGAATGTTCCTTACATATAAGTCACCAGTCATAGGCCTTGAAGCCCCCCCCACTCTCGCAAGAAACTCAGTATTTATTTCGTTTATAGCCCCCTGCACGGTTGTGGCTGCTATGTCTCCCGCAGGTGTGTTCGATAATTTAGTTCCCGCAATCGCAGCACTGGTATTTACATCGGCATTTAATATTGTCCCATCCAATATTTTCGCAGATGTCACAGCATCATCATTGATGATCGCCGTTGTTCCAGAACCGCCTATTGTGAGGTCGCCAACGTTGCCATCGGGACCTAAAGAGTCCGTCCGCCAAACAGTAGATCCTAATTCCACATCAATAGAATCGACTATTTGTTCCCCGGTTATTTTCCCCCCTCCGGTCCTTATCCTGTACCTGTTTTGCGAAAAACCTAAAAAAGATATAAGAAATATGGATATTAACAATATTTTTTTCATAACTATAGATTTTCTATTACATACCAAACATTTATCTCTATTGTTCCCGCCCCTCCTGAAATTGATGTTCCGGTGCTCCTAAGGCTCACTGTCATGGGGATGTTTTCAAGGTCGGTCACCCTTGTACTTGATGAAGATGAAAAATTCGGAAGTTCAGAAGAGTTATATTTCCAAACCTTTCCTGTAGCCGTGTAATCATTTGTATGAAGGACAAGAAAGAACTCCTTATAAGTAGGTGCGTCCCAGCCTAAGTACAAAAAAGGATTGGTTCCCGCAGGTGTATACACAGAGGTTATATTGCTTTTTATTAACACCCTGTCTACCACTATCACCTTTCCTAATCCCGGAGCGGGTATAACCTCTATATTTGTCTCGGTATCATAGGTTAAATCCGTCAATATGACTTGTTGAAAATTAAAATCATTTCCGGGATCCGCCCCATCCACTTCTATTTCCAATCTATCCACCCCGGTTGGGGGATCTGGTAGACCGTCTAGGTAGGCTCTATTTCCCCAATCAAATTGAATACCATTAACATTAATACTGCCAAAATCTTTTTGAGCCACCCTTGCGCTGTCTACACTTATTTCGTTAGTGTTTATGTTAATTCCGTTGCCTTCTGAAATCACATCCTGTTTCAATGCGAATTCGTCAAACACCGCCCCCCCGGCAACTGCGTTCGGGCTTCCGTCTATTATGGTGGGGTCTATTGTTATGGATCCAAACTCTACCCAATCTGTTCCATCCCATTCCTCCCATTGGGAAATCCCCACGTCTTTGTGGTACAGAATGGTCCCAAGTTTAGGGGTTAGATTGTCCCTGTCCATCGTGGACAAAGTGTCTGGCTGTACAAATTCGGTCCTTATTCCGTCCCTGAATCTGTCGGGTGTCTGCCCAATAACAATCATCGAAAACAAAAATGCCGCTATAAATAATATATTTTTCATCTTAATAAAGTCTTACCGTTACTTTTTCCCCCACTTCAAGGTCATACAGGATCGTTACCTCATCACCTGTTATTATATAGTCATCGTCCAAAAACTGCCAAACCCTTCCCACGTATACGTCCACGTTTGTAGGCGTTCGGCTAAGGGTAAAAGTGAAAGGTCCAGTTGTCCATGTAAATTCCTCCTTTGTGGAAACCTCAACGCCTTCCAATTTATCCTTTTCAGCAGTAGAAAAGTTATTTAATGTTACCCCTGCCTCTGTTCCGTTGCCTAGTGGAATTACAGCATCTGTTCCCGTATCACTTGCGACCGTTCTGGTGGTGGCATCCCCCGAAGTGGATAGGTTGGTGGTTCCAACACCCGCCGTTAACAATATCCAAGAACTTCCGTTATTCTGGTACAGGGAAGTTCCGTTCCTTACATACCAATCTCCTATGCCAAAACTTCCAGGAGGCGTTACGTTCGGGTCCGCTGTCCCTGTGTGTATATCAAACCCAGAACTACCTGAATTTACGATCTCGTTTATTGCGGCCACTATGCTGCTTTGGTCAGTGGTCGCCAATGAGCCTAGGTCCCCTACCTTATTGTTGGGCTGTTCCAGCATGGCCACAAGCACTGGGCGCAGCACGTTGGCCGTAATTTCGTTGTTGCCGTTCGCAATGATATACAAGTTTATCAGTGCCAATACCTGTGCCTCTGTCATAGCTGTGTAATATAAAAATCATTCGAGTAATCGTCTGAAAAATCACCCCCCAAAAGTTCGCCTATCCCTGAAAAATCGTTGTCAAAGTTTATTTTGTCACCACTATAAACATAAGGAATGTCATCTTCTGGATATTTGCTTACCAAGCTCAATCCAATGCCTCCCAGTCCGTTCTGAGCTTCGTAAGAATAGTCTACCGTTGTCAATCCGTTTTCAAAGCCATAGATCTCCACGGTACCGTCCCTGAACTGTATCGCCGCAAAATAGTTCGCAAGGTCCAGTTCCTTTAATATCAATTTCGTTTCTATACTGACCCCTATAACAGGGATGTTCACCGTGTGGTCATATAGCGGTTGTCCCTTCCTTGTGGACTTGCTGAAGCTTGCGGAATACAGGCTCCCGATTTCGTTGCCTATGTATTTGTATCCGGTTGCCCCATCCACCAAATTGAAATTAATCGAATGCCCTACATTGCTCACATCATAAGAAACCTCGTTCACGTCCTCTAGGTTTACAAGGACCACCTGCTGCCAGTACTTTCGTAGCGGTAGTTCACATCGGACGTCATGTCCCCTCATAAGTTCCTTACAGGCCATACTTGCTTATGTTACTTCCTTTTATTCCGTACCCCTTTGACTTGGTCTTTGACCCGCATTTACCGTTGCAACCACAAGGCTTGCAATCAAAATCTGCATCCGTATATACTTCTTTGTTAAGACAAATGTATGCCTCCACTTCTTTCCATTGCTCAAAGGCCATGGACCTATAGCCGTCCGACACCTGTTTCAAATCCGAAAACGGTTTGGGGATGGACCAATCGTTTGATTTTGTCACCCCCCCGTTCGGGGTATCATCAAAGTTGTTACGGATGGTATACCTTGCGTAAGAGTACCGTATCAATACATTCTTTAGGCCCTCATGGGACCTTCTGCGTCCGTTGCATCCCTCGAACTCTTTAGGAGAAACAAGGTCGAACCATTCGCCCTCCGTATCTTCCCAATTATCCTCCACATCAAAGAAAATATCGCACAACAACGGCTTAAGGTCGAACAGTATCGCCTCATTGATGGCTATCTGCAACTTTTCAAGGTTGCAATGTTTCGCCACAAGACCGATAGGATAGAAATCCTCTTTACTCAATTCTATTGCCATCTGCTATATCTGGTTTTCCAAGAAGGGACGCACTTATGTCCCTGCTAAATCCGTAAATTTCCATTAATATGGTAATTGCACTCTCGAAATCCGTCAATCCCTGGCTAACGGATGACTGTATTCCAAGTATTCCCTGAACACCTCCAACGGAGCCCCTAAGTGCTGCCTGTGCCTGCAACGTTTCATCGCTTGCCTCTGGGCTTGCCTCCACTTCGTCCGTTGGTTTGGCCTCCGTACCGTCAAAATCCAAGAAATTGAACTCAAATCCAAGTTTCCAAAAGGCCTCCTCGATCTTTTGCCGCTCCCATTCGCACTGTTCCCAATAGAACTGTTTCATCTGCTTGTAGCTTTCACCGCTCCCTGCAAATAGGGTCGTAGCGTCCGCAAACGCAAGCCCCTCTGGGAGGTTGTTTGCTGCCCCAAGGATGTTCTTTCTTATGTTAGGCATGACAACGGAGAATTGTTTGTCGTCGAATTGTGATTTTATCTGTACGACCTTAAGAACGTTGTCGAGATTTTCTATTTGCTCAACGTCCAAGTGGTATACGTCCGAACTACCTTCTGCCCCTAGCCAATTGGCAATGTCCGTCTTTATTTCCTTTGCTGATTCTTCGTCCAATCCCTGTGTAAGTACCGCCATTTTGCCCAAGAACCCCCCGCGCGTGGAGGTGTTGAAGTAAACGCTTATCCTGTACTCCGTGTCAAGGTCGTTAAAAACAGGGTCGAATTTGCTAATGGAATATCGGTACTTTGGGGTAAGATTAACATACATCACCTGTCCCCGATAGTGCTTTATTTTCTCCCCTAGTTCATCACCTGTGTATTTTGCCAACTTTGCGTCTGCATCTATCTGCTGCATGACGACCGATTGGGACGGGTTGAAGGGGTAATATTTTCGTTTGTAGTCCTTTTCCTTTTTGGTAACGGTCCTATCTTGTTTATTGAAATGCTTGTACAATATCATTCCTTTGTTGCCGTCGTCATCGTCCTCCGAAATACGGCACTTATGGTAATCCAAGGACTTTGGGGTTTTGGGAAGTATAAGAACGTTTCCATCTTCGTCCGTTTCAATTCCATATGTAGTATGTATGAACGCCCCATATTGCATTGAAATATCGTCCACGACATCCTTTGCCACTTCCGAAAGCAAAGTGCCGTTGTCCAGTTTTAGATTAAGGTCCTCGGTTATGCCCGACCCGAAAATGAACTTGGAGAACATGACCTGTGCCCTCGCCCCCGTCGGGGAGTTTGATACAACCCTTTCGATCTCTTCGGAATAGTCGTTATTTTCCCCGTTCCAAAAAACTTTCTCTTGTTCCTTGAATGGGGTAACTTTTTTCCAAAGTTCGATAAGGGTCGCTCTAACCTTCATTTGCCTCTAAGAATTTGATTATGTCAGCCTTGCTCTTTCCTTCTGCGCTCTTTCCGGTCCTGTCCTTTATCTCGTTGTACAGTGGCAGTATCTCTGTACGGTAGTCCATATCATTATAAGCAGATATAGTGACAAATTTTTGAAATGTTTCCTTGTTTTTTTCTTCGCTCGTTTCAATATCTATTGATGAGCTTGGCAATTTGGCAAACACGTCCGATTTACCCGCCTTTACAAGATCCCTTGCAAATTCCTCGGTCAGGTTATATCCATAGGACCGATATGTCTTTCCATCCTTTTTGAAGCTCAATATTTTAAGCTTCCATTGATTTTTAAGTGTGAATGTCTTTTCCATTGTAGTATAGGTTTTATCAAAGTTAACCGTTTTTTCCGTGCCATTGGCGTGACGTGACAATTTTTTAAACCCCTTCTTGAAGCTGCACCCGACGCAATTGGGCAAAAAAGAAAATGCAGCTTCGTAAAATTTTACGTAAAGCTGCATCAGTCCTTTGTCCCTGCGAATCTTGTCAGGATCGAGCCTTACAAATTCGTTCAATTCCATATATAGAAATTAACTCCCTACAGCAAAGGCATCATCGAAATCCTCGTTTTCCTGTCCAGGCACCGCACTTTCGTACACTAATGGTAGGCTACCCTCTGGGGCATCTTCCAAAGAAGAAAGTATGATCTGGGTTCCACCGCCCCCTTCTTGTACGTTATAGGAGTAGTCCCCTGTAGTAAGACCGTTCACGAAACCATATATCTCCACGGTGCCATCCTTTAACTGAAGGGCTACAACGAAAGACCCTTTGTCCAACGAATCCAAGATACATTTAGCTTCCTCGGTAACCCCTGTGATAAGAATGCCCACATTGTGGATATACTGTGGATAACCAAGATCGCTACGTGACTTGTCAAAAGAACCATAGAACGAACTTCCCGCCTCGGTCCCTATGATAGGGTAGCCAGTGGTACCTGCCTTAAGGGCAAACGCAACCTTGTAGTCGCATACCTCTGTCTCTGGATCTGGCAACGTTATCGTGGACGTATCGATATCGGTCTTATTGATAAGCACCGCCTGTTGGTAATATTTCCTTGCAGGGGCTATACAGCTACCATCGTAACTGTTGAACAACCTTGCGCATGTTGATGTAACTGCCATAGCTTATTTGTTTTTAACTGCCTTGTTCGGAAATATAAACGTACTCGTCAAGTGGTATCATGACCCCCAAACGTACCATTGAATCAATGTAGATCATTCGGTCGGTCTTGTCGTAGAACATGTCGAAACCTTCCATTTTGGAATCGGTGTTCGTACCGATCAAAAGGTTTGATTTACGGATAAGCAATGCCCTCCATTTGTCATCTGCCACGGCTCCCGCAGCAGTCATGGAAAGGTCGATTTCCCTGTGCGCCTCAACTGGTATCCCGAAAATCCTAAGACCTTCTACGTTGTACCTACGTGCGGCTGTGATACCGTTCGGGTCCAAGCAATCGCAATTGTACATTGAGGAATCCCCCATCTTGTTAAGCCATGCGACCAATTTAGCGGCAACGGCATAAGTGGTCTTCCATACAAGGTCCGGGGAACTTCCCCATACTTGCTGCACCCCGAAATCATAAGCGGCCTCAAAAGCGGCGTAAATTTCTTCTGGGGTTGGTTCGGCCCCTGCAACAACGATATCTATTTTCTCACCGTCTCCCGCTTCGGCCTGTGCGAAGAAACCATCACAACCATTGATAAAGTCGTTTTCGGTGGCTGCGGTATCTCCCCAGTAACCTACCCTCCATTGTGTCCCCAATACTTGGCTCCTTACGGTCTGCTCGATGTAATCCAAGAATGCTTGGGCGTCTGGCTCCGATGTGGGGTCTTCCAATCCCTGACGGTACGTGTTCCAGAACATCAAGAATTCTTCATCGAATGTCCGCATACAAATGGACATCCTACAATTGTACTCGGCCAAGCACCATTCCTTAGCGGAATAGTTGGGGGTAAGGTCACAAGCATTAAGATCACAAGAGGTTTCATCCCCCACGGGCATTGACCCGTAATAATCCTGCGCAAGGACTATGGGCTGCACCTGACCGTTTCGCCTGTTGGTGATAAGGTTGTGCGCAGCGGAGAAACTCCCCACCCCGAAGGTTTCTTGCCAAATGGCCTCATTTATGTTTACGATGTCGGCTGCGACAAGGTTTGTGACCAAATCACCGATAGCCGTTGCAAAATTTCCCTGTAATGCCATTTCGATCTATTTTTTGTTGTTAGTAGTTTTGTTCTTTCTCCATTGCGCCACTGTGGCCGAAATGGTTTCCTTTTTCTTGTCCTTATCCTTTGGATCCGTATCAGGCCCTTTAGAGGAACCTTTAAGCTTGGCTATAGTAGCCTCCGCAATTTTAAGTTTGCTCACCGCTTCGTCACGTTCTTTCCTCATTCCGGTCACTTCTGTTTCGATGGCCTCTACCCTCCCGGATAGTTCGGCAGTATATTCCAATGTGGCGGCCAAAGCTTCCACAAGTTCGTCCGTGGTAACATCGTCTTCATCTTCCGAAGCTGGATCCACGATTTCTTTTACCACGCTGTCCACGAAAACGTATGTTTTACCGTCCTGGCCCACAACGTTAACGGGGGCTTCCTCTGTTCCGCCAACGGGCTGTCCCGCCAATGTGGCACGTGCTCCAACTTCGATAACGGCGTCTTCCGCAAGGTCCGGGAACATTAGTTCCTGTTCGTCTGCGGTGAAGATCATTTTATTTACCTCCTTGTCAAAAATAGCTTTAAGGATGGTCTGCAATCTGTTTTTCTTGGACATCGTATGTTGTTTTTTGTTCTTACTATTTTTATTTGCCGTGGCGGCAATCTTCAAATCGGTGTTTGCGGTTACAAACCCAAGATCGGAAAGTTGTTGTTCGGTAAGCCATGTTTCGTTTTTGAGCAACGGGGCAATGGCCTCCTTATTAAGGTTCAGTTCCTTTGTATAGAATCCTATCACTTTTCCCTCTACGTCCCTAAGATGCTTGGAGTGGTCCTCCATTTCCTCCGCTGTGGCAAAAGAAATGCCCCCCATCGGAAGGTGTATCATGAATTGGGTATTCGGCTTTACCAATCGCTTATGTCCGGCCATGAATATCACCGTGGCGATACTCGCTACCATTCCGTCCCCGATAGTAGTAACTGGAAGCCCAAGGGATTTAAGGAAGTTGAATATATCAAAGCCCGTTTCTACAATTCCACCTTCGGAATTTATGTAGACTTCAAAGGAAGTGGCCTCTGGTTGTTTGCGGACCTGCGAAATGACGTCGATCAGCTCAATGCCCTTTTCTTCGTCCCAAGAACCTATCTGCCCTGATATATTAATTCTTCCAACCATATAACAAAAGTTATAATAATTGGCCAAAAAGTCGTATTTTTGACCAAAAGACTGGACAATGACCTACAGAAAATTACTTAGGAACCCTCTTTCCGAACGTGCCGTAAAAATAATAGCCCACTACTGTATAATGGAAAGGATAAAGAAGAACATTCAACCAAAAGCCTAAATTATGGAACACATTGATTTTGTATTATGGATGGTTCTTTATCCAATAGCTAGCGGCATAACGAATTATTTGGGCACCAAATCAAGAATTCTTGAGGGCCTGCCTCCGTATGGTAAGACAACTACCGCATTGGCCTCCCTAACAACTATTGTTATATGGATTTACGTAGCAACTTTATTGTACTGATATGTATGGCTTTGCCGTTTTCGTGATATTTGTAGTGATCGGATATAGGTTCGCCCGACAAAAGAACCCGTACATACGTGCGCACCAAAAGAAATGGAAGAACGAAAAGGACTATGATGGGTATATTAAATGGTTGGATTCAAAAGGTGGGGATATGCCAATTAAGGAAGTGAAGGGTAAAGAGGAGCGGGAGTTGATGAAGGAAATTGAAAATAATTTTAAATAGCATTAAGTTTTTTCGTACATTTATATCAAATCCGCCAAGATGAAAATATTAACCCATCCCCTTTTCGTTTTACTTGGCGGTAACGATTAGGGGATTTTTATTAACCAAAATCATGAAATTAAAGAAAAGAATCAAATCGGCACTGGCGGCATTCCTTAGGGAAGAACTTTTGGAATACATCGGTTACAGACACGAATTACCGTACAGCGCACTTAACAATAGTTTCCGTGTTGAGAATATTGAGTTTGACACTATGGTCATGGAGCATGTTATTAATCTTCACGGAATGGATGACGAGCCTATGTACATTGAAAGGGAGATTGATAGGTGTAGACGACAATTTGCAAATGAGGTCTTGCAACATATACATGTGGACGCCCAAGACCTTGTGAGTCCAGAATTTGCAATGCGCAGAATGGTAAGGTTTACATTAAGGGTTCAACGTAAAAAATAGGTTTATGAGAGTAATAAAGAAAATCATAGTTTATACCGACGTGTCTCAAAAAGACATCGAAAAGTTTCATGAAGAAAAGGACAGGGTAAACGATGAAGGAATGGTTATATCTGAATTTAAATGCAATTATAACCATTGGGAACCGAATAAAGTAGAGGTGACGTATGTCAATCCATGCGAATACTGTTTCAATCCTTAACGTAAGATTTCATGTCGCTAACAGCCCTCCTTACCGTTGTGACACTTGATCTTGTTTCATTTGCAACAATAATGTACCTGTTCGTCTTTGAACCGCTCTTTATATCCATATAGGTCTTATAGATATTATAGTATACCAAAAGCTTTCCCGACACATACCCGTCTTTGGTCAGCGTCCTGATCATTTCAATATTCTGTTCGACAAACTTGTACTTTTGTTTTCTCATTTCAAATGTTGTCTGTCCTTGGATGGGTTCTCGCTCCAAATCCTGTAAAGGTGGTAAACGTAAAGACCCTTCATAAGACCCAATTTATATCCCTTCCTTCGTACCGATTTGCTGAATGCGTCATCAAAAGCGATATTGTTTTCCTCGAATTTGCATTCGTTCCAAACGCTCTTGGGGAAAAGCATAAACATTCCCGCAATGTATTTCTTGTCAGTGATGTCCTCGACTTCGGCCCAATTTTCCTTTTCCTTTTGTCTACCTATTTCTGCATGTCGCAACATATCGTGGTATTCGTTCATATCACCTACCCGTTGAATGTCCCTACCCAGCCTGTTAGTCACACATCCGATCAACCCGAACTCGTCACCGTGCTTTCGTATTGCATCCTCAATTTGCCTTCCCCAATTCGGTGTAAGGTAGGCAATATCCCCGTCCTGTAAACATATCCAACTTCCATCCGGCACAAGTTCGCAAAACTCGTTCAATGCTTTACCTATATTCTTTTCCGTGCTGTATGGGTTGGAATAGAAAACCCGAATACGTTCGTCCTTTTTGTACGGTATGAACTCCTTACTATCCAACTTTTCAAAATATCTCCTTTTGTTCTGGGCCAAATATTTCCCACGGTCAGGGGTTGACGTTCTGTTTTCCTTTGGGTTCTGGTCCATGCAGTACAAATGTCTGCCGCTTCCCATTACATCCATGAACGGGTGGGGGATAAGCCCTGCATTAAATACACGGTTGGAAAATGCCCCATGCCAGTAGCCGTACTTTATGAATCCAGTATCGAAACCTCCGACCTTTTGAAGAACCTCTTTTGTAAGGTATATCATGCATCCGTTCGGGTTTTCGAAATGGAGCAGACCGTTTACCAATTTGAATTTATATTTAAAAGTATAGTTCAAATGAGCGGCCCCCGATTTGATGTATAGTTGTTCCCATCCAGATTTAATGGGATACGTATCATCATCGAAAAGGAAAATGTGGTCACAACCTTCCAAAAGTTCTAAACATTTGTTCTTTGCTATCGGGGAACCTTGGTTGACATCGAATCGGAACGTTGCGTGTGGTACTGGTATTTTGCTCCCATCATCGACAACCACCAATTTATACGGGACATTTGTAAACTGTTTGATGCGTTCAATTGTATCCAAAACCTGGGCGTTCCTGTCTTTTGTTGTAATTCCGATTCCTATGCTTTCCAATACTTACAAATTTTAATGTTCTGCCTAAGAAGGTATGGAAGGGCGCATCCGCATTCGTCGCACATCTTACCAGATAGGGTCGGTATGCGTTCATCTTCAATCCTCATAAAATCAATAGGCTCATCAACAAAATTTCCACATACTTCCGTTTGGCATACCTTGGCCCTTTCGTTTGCCGTAGATTCCATTATTAAGGTCGGCTTGTTATAGTTGTTTATCCCCGTTTCGATTGGTTTTAATCCGTACTGGATAAGGCTCTTTGTTTTTTTTAACAGGCTCATTTCAATTCAAATTATGGTCAAAGTGATTTATTTGATTGTCCCAGTCAGGTTCAATTGTTCCTTCTTTGCAAGGTATCTCAGATATCAATATTCCGTCAACCTTACAATAACCTAGCCCATTATTTTCGCAATAGTTTTCAGCATCCTCAAAAGTAATCCCCGGTACGTATGGGCCCGAATAGGTCTTTAATGTTCCGTCCCTTGGGCATATTGCTCTTATCGTTGTGATGTAGGTATTCATTTTCTTTCCGTTTAAAATGTACTTGCCCTTCTAATGGATTGGTTGTCGCTAAGGTTCGTAAGCCCCTGTTCGCTTCCCTCTGCGGTGCCCTGTGCAGCCCCTTCCCTTACAGCTTGTGACACGTTGTCAGCAAGTCCAGAAGCGTTGGCCCTGTCATCAATGCTTTGTTGCACGGTTGCGTTTCCGCTTGCCGCTACCGCACTAAGATTTGATTGGTTTCCCGAAAGCCCTTGCATGTCGCTGCTTGCAGTGGATACCGCAGCACTTCCCCCATCTGCGACCGTCCCACCATCTGCTGCCGGTACTTTTGTTTTCAATATGTTCTTCACAGCTGCAAACCCGGTCGCTGCTGCCAGCGCCACAGCGGGTATGCTCGCAGGGAACGGGGCGGCCAATGCGGATGTTATACCTTTGAACGTATTTATAAGCGCTTGGGACACTGCCAGTGCTTTTCCAAATCCTGAATTTTTGTCCACTATTTGGGACAGGGCGGAAAACATACTGTTTGCAATGTCGATACGCTGTGCTGCCAATGCTTTTTCGTTGGCAAGTTCGTTCTTTTCCCTCGCCCTTGAATACTTGTTAGTTATAGCGTTCAGCCTAGCGTTATAAAGTTCCTCGCTAATTGCACCTTGTTTTCTTCTTTCATCCAGTTGTTGGAGTTCCAACGCCCTTTGTTCGGCAAGTTGGGCCTGTTGTATCTCGAATTTGTTCGCCCCTTCGGCCTGTAGCCTTGCAAGTTCTTCTTCAAACTCAATCGCCCTTAGCTCGGTGGCTTCCTGCTTTTCAATAAGCTTTCTCTCGTCATCGATTTCCTTGTTGGCAACTCGGTTGATTTCCGAAAGTTCCCTAATGGCGTCATCGAATTCCTGTTGGTTGATAAGCCCTGTCTCCAAACGCAACCTAGCGAGCTCCTGTTCCTGTAATAGAATGGTAGCGTTCTCCGCTTTGCGTTGCTCTGCCAATTGTGCGCTAAGGAACTGGGCGTTTTCCCGTTGAATTTCAAGGGACATGCGGTTGGCCTCGACTTCACGCAGTGCGTTGTCAACTGCTAATTCCGCCCGTTTCTGTCCGAGTTCTGCATCAAGGTTAAGGATTTCCTTTTGGTATACCTCTTGGCTTATTTTCTTGGCCTTTAGTTCGGCATCAAGAATGGCCCGGCGCCTTTCGGAAGCCGCTTCCTCGAGTGCAAGTTCCTCGGACAATGTTCTGGCCCGTTCGCCCTGCTCCGCAATGAACAGGTCCAAGAGTTCCTTTTGCTTTTGTATCTGTAGGTCCACCGCCTTTTGTTGTTGGGCAATGGCATCCTTTCGAATGGTATTAAGATTACTTTGAAGTCTTACTTGTTCTTGCGCTGCCTGTGCGTCCGAATCGTGCATTTTTCCCCTAATCTCCGCTATAGCGATCGCCTCTTCCCTTGAAGTGTCGTTTCGTGCTGCGTTATTCTCAGCTATGGCCAACTCAATAGCTAGCTCTTCTTTCTTAAGGATATTTATCTGCTCGCTAAGCCTCAATGCTTCCACTGCCGACTTCTCCCTTTCTGCCTGTGTTTTTGTCTGGTCCCTTGCAATTAGGTTCTGCTCTCTAAGTTGCGCATTTAATTGCGGCAACAGTTCGGCATTTCTAAGTTGTGTTTTTTCCAAATTCTTGGTAAGTTCATCCATTTCCTTACCGAGCCTTACACCTTCCTCTATCCTATCCACAAATACTCCTGCCGCTTCAGCAACATCGTTCCAGCCTTCCTTTGCTATTTCGGTAAATTGGTCCAACCCTTTTTTGGTTCGCTCAAAATCAAAAGTGAATATTCCCGCCACTACATTTGACAAAGCTTCAAACTGATTTATAACGTTGTCCTTAACGTAGTTGTATATTTTCTCAATTGTTTCCAATGGGTTTTCAAAGGCGGATATAAGGGCCAGTCCAAGATCCTGTAGGATTCCCAAGAACACCTCGAACACGGCAACCAACGGACGGGTGGCAGCGGTCACCTTATCCATTCCCTCCTGTGTTCCGGTAAGTGCGTTTACCACCAATCCAAGCACCAATCCTATTGCCCCTATCACCGCTCCTATAGGGGTGGCAAGGAATACCAAGGACGCTTTTGTCATTGCCCCAAATCCTTGTGCAGCTCCCATTAATGCGGTCTTCATTCCCGCTAGCCCGTTGGTCATTATGCCCTGTACGGAAAAGGCATCCCTAATACTATGGGTATAGTTGCCAACGTTCATCTTTTGTTGGGCCAACGCATCGGAATTGTCCTTTATAAAGGCATTGTTTGCATCCAGTGCGCTGTTGAGTTTTTTTATTTCCTCTTGGCCTTCCGAAGTAGTGGCATTGGCCTCGTTGCGCAATTTATTTAGAAGCTTGTTCTGTTCCCTTGCCTCTGCAATACTGGTCACCTCTTTATCCAGCGCAACATTCAAAAGGTCCTGACGGTTGGTTGCATCCACTGTTGCCTGAATGTTGGCGGTCATGGCCTTGATGTGCTCGTTGTATTCCTTGTTAAGGGCTTTTAGGTTGGCCTCGTTTTTAACGTACTCCTGGGTCTGGGCATCGGTCTCCCTTGCGTTCTCCTTTTGGGACTGCTTTATCTGGTCGATGACCTTTCTAAGGTCTGCGGCAGATTTGACAAGGGCGTCTATGTCGATATCAAATTCTGCCAGCTTGATGTTCTCCGCCATATCAGACTTTTAAAAGTGTTAGGTGACACGTGCCGTTAGGGTTGTCATATACCCTTTGGAAATACAGCCGTATGGATGTTGCTGTGGCGTGGCTATATGTTGCAAATACCGCATTGCCATTGTACCAAGTTCCGTTCACTTCAAAATTTATAATAGGAATGTAACTTGTGGTTCCAACAGTGGGAAACACAACGTCCAACCATAGTTCATTGTCGTGGTTGCCATCTGCGGGGTTAACTTGCCATGTGGCATTTGAATCACCATTATAGAACTGTCCCTCTGTTGCACTCAAAATAGACAACAAAGAAGATTTGGTATTTAAAAGTACCGCCGTGTTCTCGCTTACTTTTTCCTCCAATGTAACCCCAGTGTCATAATTGGCGTTCTTCAAAAGATCGTCTACTAGGTTGAAGTTGCTCTCTATTATCACGGCGAGTGCGGCCCTTACCTTCTCTGGCGTGATTTCCTTTGCGTCGTTGTCGTATATGTTGTCGTTTACCGATGTGGTTTCCCCTGTTCTTCCTACTGCTGCCATGATGTTTATATGTCAAATGCATTTGAAAATGCGTTACTGAATGCGCTCAATTGTTCTTTTTTGGGCCTTATCTTTAGAAACTCCCCTTTTGATTTCTGTCCCGTTTTATAAGTCAATCGGTTTAAAATATAATTAGCCGCTTCTTCCTCAAAGTAATACAATTTTTTCAGATCTAAGGCCAAGATATCAGACAATGACAATGCCACTTCTATTTCATGCACCTTGGCGTCCTGTGCGAAATTAACGAAAGTCCCGTACTTTTGGAAAACAATGTCCCTAAATGTGTTCCCGTTTATGTTCGCCATCGGATAACCATTAACAGCATTGTCAGAAATGTATATGGTATGGTTTACTTCCTGTGCCTTGACAAAAAAGAACCGTCCCGACAAAAACTTGTACGTACCGATAAGGTCTCCCGTTGCTTCATCTTCCTTAACTTCCACCTCGAACATTGGCAATCGGGGGATCTTGTAGTCCGTTCCGTTG